TTCATACCAAACCATCCAAAGCTTTCATAAACTCATTACGTTGATCGGCAGTCAAGTACGCTGACATTTGTTGGATAACAAATTCACGGAACTGACCATATTTTTTAACTTCGCTTGACCGCTCAAGCTGGCCAAGTAACTTCTCAAGCAATTGCGTCCGTGTCTTGATAGCGTTCAGAGTTTCCCCTGTGCTTAAACCGCCATCTTCATTTTCGATCGTAAATTCCATTAACTCGTCGTAAAGTGCTCGCGTTTCCGCTTCCAAATCCAGTGGAGTGTCCGATTTAGGGCGTTCTTTTTTTACTTTAAGTTTACTGCCAGTGAAAAGATGTCGTAAGTTTGTTACTATCTCGTCAGAATAGTTGGCATTGTCCAAGTAAGCGTCACCTTCCGTTTGGATAGCTGCCTTGACAACTAGCAGTGCGCGGAGTGAGCCTTCCTGAAGCGGAGGGTAATAATGATTAGCGGCCATGTTGTGTGTCCTCTGTGGGTTTAGAGAGAATAAATTTTAATAGGTGCTAATGCAACACCTTTTACATTTGAGTAACAAAAGTATGTCGAACCCTTTTGCCTTAGACCTACGAAATGAGATAAACACCCGCTTCTCGGTAGACTCAATCAATATGAGTTACTCTGACTGGGTTTGCAAGAATACTACTCTACGGTCGGCACCCTTTAACTTCAAGCGTTTTCCATTTCAGAAAGAGATTGTCGATGACCTACACCCAAACCTGCACGTTATAAAAATTTCGCAGGTGGGCCTCACAGAAACGCAAATCCGTAAAGCCGCTGCCTTCTGCGCCCGTAATCGGGGGGTCACCGTCCTGATGACCTTCCCTAATGAACCGATGATGAAGAAAAATTCTCAGACTCGGATCATGCCCATTATCGAAAATGATCGAGTGTTTAACCTGAGCGGCGGAAAACCCATTCGCTCAGTGGACATTCAACAAATCGGCGACTCTTACCTTATGGTAGTGCCAGCTACTGAGGGCAGTGCTACCTCAACACCTGCGGATTTTGTCATGGTCGATGAAGTTGACCTATCAAATCAGCAAATGGTTGGCTTGCTTGGTTCGCGTATGCAAGCATCAAGCTTCCGTATCATGCAGCAATTCAGTACACCCACCTTTGAGAACTTCGGCATCCATCAAGGTTACTCGACAACAGACCAGCGTGAATACTTTTTAAAGTGTGATTGTTGTAACCACTGGCAGTTACCTAAGTTTACAAAAGACTTTATTCATATCGACGGCTTACCTGAAGAGATTAAGCTGACGGATATTGACACACCCATGATCGACCGCTACGAGTTACAGTTAAATAACGTCGTCGTCACCTGTGAAAAGTGCGGCTCTGCCCTCGACCTCCATGGTGGTAAACGGGACTGGGTTGCTGAGTTCCCTCATCGTGACCTTGCCAGAGGCTACCGTGTTCGTCCCTTTACAGTGTCAACATTGACTCCAGCGTACATCATCAGTGAGCTTATCAAGTACCGTGACCGTGACTTCCTTCGCGGCTGGTATAACACCGTCCTTGGTGAAACCTTTGAAGAGTCAGCCAGTCGTTTAACCGAGGCGGAGTTAAACCCCTGCTTCAGAGTCGGGGACGTTCCCGAAGGTATTGATTACTTTATTGGAATCGACGTGGGTTCTATTTGCCATATCACTATCGGTTGCAGCGCGGCGGGTTTGAAGTCAGGTGTGGATGTTGTCGAATTTATCCCTGTTCTAGGTGATGACTTACTGGCGCGTGTTAAAGCTTTGGACGAGAAGTACCACTTCAAACAAGGCTGCGTGGACTTATTCCCTGAGCAAACTCTGGCCAAACAGCTCTTTGATGCAACAAATGGTCGCATTATTCCTGTCCACTATACTGGCACTATTGAGATTGCTGACAAAATTGAGACGCGCAAAACCTTACAGGTGGACAGAACAAACCATTTGGACAGTTTGGCTAACCTTGTACGCGACGGCCTGATTACCTTCCACAACTATGGCCAACAGAAAGAGGTTATCAAATCTCATTTGCGCGACATGGTTCGGGAGAAAATGGGGGAGAAGACTCCTGTTTGGCGTAAACTAACTGGCCATGATCATTACTTCCATAGCCTTGCCTACTTATCGACTAGCGTGAAGTTTTACCGTGGGGAGTTTGTAGGCCACAAGATAGAGGAAGCGAGAACAGTTTTGGCTTATGGTGCCATTAACCTCGGTGGACAGAGTCGGGCGAATTTGTGGGGACACCAAAGCAGGGCTTATTAAGATTGCTTTCTCTCTGCTATACTTCAACCCAATTAACAAATTTTGTACAAGAGAGGCGTAACCTCATGGCAACCAGTCTTACTAGCAAACTAGGTCAGATTCTTTTACCTAAAAAGACTCCAAGCCCACAGGGGGTGAGTAATTCGCCGACCTTCCAAAGCAATAACTCGGCGAACGTGTTAACAGTCCCCGCTTATCGTGACCATTTGACGGATATTTTTACGACTCGTACTGCTGATGATGCTAATACATTGTTGCAAAACCTGCTTGTGAACGACCCTGATGCTTCTGCGGCTGTGAATGCTTACTTAACAACAGCGGATACCGAACCAGTCATTTATGTCAAAGATGTTAATGACAAGATTGACCGCAATGGTCAAAAGACCTTGAATGCGATTCTTGATACGTTGACGACTCGTTATGACTACAACACCGTTGGTTTTCTTTACAAACCGACGTTGCGAGCGATGTCGGAAGAGCTACGGTATATGTTGCTACTGCGAGGCATGTTGGTTGGTGAGGCTATTGTCAGCAAAGAAGGTGTGTTTGATGCCATCAGGCTAATAGACCCAATTAGTTTAGAGTGGTTTGAAAAGACAAACGGGCGACTAATCCCCGAACAGGTGCCGACAGGCGGGGGTAATAACATATCGCTTGATGTCGTTTCCGTCTTCGTAGCCTACTATAGACAAGACCCGATGAAAGCATACTCCAGCTCCCCGTTTGTGTCATGTATTAACACAGTTGCGGCTCGACAACGGATCATCAATGACCTCTACCGCATTATGGTGATCACGGGGTACCCACGACTCGACATCACCGTTTTGGAAGAAGTTATCGTGAAGAACGCACCGCTTGACATAAAGGGTGATCCTGCCAAGTTGACACAGTACATCAACAATACTATCACCTCAATCACCAATACCGTGAGTGGGTTGAGATCAGATCAAGCCTTTGTTCATACCGATTCCATCGAAGCGGATACGGTGAATAATAAAGCCGCAGGGATGTCGTTAGATATTCAACCGATCATCAAAACCTTAAACGCACAAAACCAAGCAGGTTTGCGTGTGATGGCTACTACTTTAGGTAGAGGTGAAGCGGGGGTTAACACCGCGAGTGTGGAAGCAGCCTTATTCGCTAAGAACGCAGAAGCACTAAATACCCCTATAAGTGAGTTATGGGAACAGATTTTCACCTTCATTCTAAGGTTAACAGGAAGTACGTCCAGAGTCGTCGTTAAGTTTCGCCCAGTTGAGCTTCGCCCAGCAACAGAGTTAGAAGCGCAATTAGTTCTAAGACAGGCTCGACTACTAAAAGACTTGAGTTTAGGGGTGATCGACGATGATGAGTATCATCTTGAGATGTTTGGCCGCATTAGACCAGATAGTGCGCCTATCTTGAGTGGTACTGGTTTTGATGGGGGCGGAGGTGTTGTGGACGCTGGTGGGGTATCACCTAATGCCGATCCCACAGGTCGCTCTGTGAGTTCGGCAGCAGATAAGAGTGCGAAAAGTAATGGTGTTAAGAAGTAAGGTTTAATCTGTAATTGAAACTTCATAGCGCATCAGAGCTTCATAAGCTCTTGGGTCTATGAAGTTTTTCCATTTCTCGGCTTGCCGTTTAATGAAGGCTTCTTTGGCTTGTTTGTAAGCTTGGAAGGCAAGCTCAGGGGTGTCGAAGTAACCTATGAAACGAGGTAGGGGTTTATCAATACAGCATTGCGCCTTAAACCTACCACTCTGTAGAGTAACACCTACAGGTAAGCTCCCCCTAACCGCTTTACCTGATGTAAGTAAAACATTTAACTCCCTTGGCAGGAATAGACAAGTGTCCTCAGAATAGACTTTATTTCCTTTTAAGAGTAAGTCCTTATCAAGCTGGAAACCCTTAAAGCCAAACCCTGTTTGGCTTTGACACCAGTCTCGGAAGTAGGAGTAGTTTTTGAAATTTTCACCGACAGAACAACTGGTATAAGTAGGAAACTTTTCGTGAATGCTAGGGGAGTAGCATCGAAGGAGAAGGTTGTACCAAGTCTCGTACTCTTTAGTACGTTTATCATTTACCTTAGCAGGGTACTTACCGTCATTGAAGCCAACGCCAAAAACTAATCTAATCATTTTCGATTCCTTATTCAAGGCATTCTGAAGTGATGCAGCGGGTAGGTGAATGAAGTCTACTTTCGGGTGGCCGCCCTAGCTGCATATAAATTATACCACTAATACCGATCCTAATTGTTCAAGTCGTGTAAAAAGAAAAAGCCCTCAAAAGAGGGCTTTATTTTCCCGCAGTAGTAATCTTTACCTTTCGGCAGCCGACAACAGTGCTTTCGATAAAAGGGTTCTTCCGTAAGGTCGATGCACTTACAGTACATTTAAGCTAACTCTTAACAGTCGGCTCGATTGTCTCACGATTTACAGAACCACAAACTTGGCAGACGGCTAGAGAATTGAACTCCACACAGCAGGTTTTGGAGACCCGCTCGCCACCTTGGAACATGGCC